CAGCAGCTGTTTCAATATAGTCTGCGGCCAATGTTACCTTAGATTGAACCCAAGCAGGTATCTGCATATTTGGATCCTTAACCACATCACGCATCATTTTGATGGAACGTTCCATGTGATCCAGTTGATTCATAATCATACTACCCTCATCATCCATCTCTTTACCCATGGCGATTGCAATATGATTTTCTTCTAATTCTTCTTCAGAAAGGTCATTTACTTTAGCAACATAATTAGGTGTATCTTTTCGTAACTTTGATCCAGGTCTTCTCAGAATACCTTTTTCTTTTTCTTCACGTTTTTTGGCTTTTGCAATTTTATCTAAACTAGCCTGTGATATTTTGCCCCAAGGACCATGAGCTTCCTTGACAATTTCTTCAGGTACACAATTCGGAACTGTACGTCCACCTTTTTGTTTTGTACCGACAGCAGTATAGCCGTCCCAACAGGCCTTCTTCAGGTCACCGGTTGGTTTCTTAACTTCGTTTAAATATTCTTGAAATGTTTTCATATGTTTCTTAATATCTCTGCGACATTCATATCTAGTGGTAAATCGGATGATAATATAGTTTTTCCATTGATACCATAAACAAAATCAGGCATAATATCAAGATAGTCTAAAAAAGTTTTTAGAATATCATAATCACGTTCATCAGTCTTATAGAACAATATTCTTGCCGTTGCTTCCGGACCAAAAACATTATTCAATAAAATGATATGGTTCATTATTAATCGTTCTTTGAGGGATTTTGTTATCTTATATCTACGAAACAATCTTTTCAGATATTTCGTTCTTTTGATATCTCCCTCAAATTCCGACATAATACAATGTGGTGATGTATAGCATTTCATAGCATACAACATAAAATTTTCTTCATTCAAATCATCAAACATATTAAAGAGGGGCCGAAGCCCCTTTTATTAGGTTACAGTAATAACTGCGTTTGCGGATGTTGCTGATACACCTTGGTCTGCGGCAGTAACGACAACACGATACTTCGTTGCGTTGTTTGCTGTAGTTCCAGGTCTTGCATACAATACTGAACTTGTTGCGCCGCTGTATTGCATTGGTACTGTGTTTGCAGGAATGTTTGCCCACGCTGAACCAGAGTTGTACTGCCACTGATATGTTAGTGTTGCAGATGTGTTTCCAACCAAACTTGGTGTTACGCTGAAGGTTGCAACGTTAGCATAGTATGTAGCATTTGCAAGAACAGCAGCATCAGCTGGTCCACTCAATGTGATAGTAACGTTTGCATATTGTTGTGCGTCACCGTCACCAGTAACTCCACTCAAAGCAACCAAAACTTCATTTTGAACACGTCCGGCACGGCCACCAGAACCTGTAGTTCTTAGTACCCAACCAGTGTGTTGGGCATGAGTTACTAATGATTCCTGTGCATCAACAGCAAACAAACCAATGGTTTGACCTGTTGTATATACATCAGCTGTTGTATTACCATATAGTAATGCAACGTTTGCTGCGGTAGGTGCAGCTGCAACTGCTTTTACGTCAGCTGCATTGACTATTGTTGAGTTAACTGCCCAATATGGTGCGTTAGCTGCGTTGTCGTTATTTCCCCAAGATGACATTTTATTCTCCTTTTAACCGAGGGTTATCTTTGTATTTATCTTTTTCCAGAAATTGGTTTACGCATCTTCATCATAGGGTCGATTTCGATGGTATCTCTCTTTTCACCAGTCATGGTGGTACCGCCTGTTAATACCGCTGCGGCTTGTGGTTCTTCTAAACCAGTACTTATCTTTTGCATTTTTGGTTTTTTACCAGAAGATGCAACAGATTTATCTTCCTTTTCGTGGTCATAAATCTCCTCTTTCATACCCTTCTTTTTATAAAGGTTTTTAATGATTCGAGCAGACTTAGACATTTGAATTAACTTTTTATTCTTTGGTTGTTCAACATCATCAGGACTATTTGCACCGTCATTAGGCATTGATGATGCGGCCATTGGATCCTGAAAGTTTTCATTCTTTGGTGTTCCGTCAGCCTTCTTATGTGACTTGTAACCTTTGTTCTTCATTGACCATGCGAGCGCATAAGGATTATCAATATCCTTATGTTTTTTCATGGCCTTGACGGTACCCTCAAATCCTGGAGGTGCAACCTCTGAAACAGTTTCTTCCTTGTTCAAAGACTTCTTAATGCTGGCAGTTGTCTTATCAATCTGTTTACCAGTAGCCTTCATAATGTTAGACCAGCGGTTTGTAGATTTTCTATATTCACCTTTTGCTGACAAATCATCAGCTGACTTCTTGGCCTTCTCTTTGTAACTATCCAAAGTTGCACTGCTGATTTCAGAAATAACACTAGTGTCTTCCGGATGTTCAACAGAATCGCCAGTCCATTTTTTACCACCTTCATAATCTTTGCTTGCACCAGACATTGTTTTGTTTCGTAAAGATTCTGCATCTTCAGGATGACGACTCATGTGTTTTTCTTTGGCTTTCATAAAAATACCATGAGCTCTTGTTGACTTAGAAACCATTTCTTTTTTCTTTGAAGCGTCTGGTTCTGAACGAGATTTATCATACAGTTCATGACTTCTTTTTAAAAGTTTATTGGCTCTTTCACCATATTCAGGAAAAGATTCACCTAAAGATTCAGCTTCTTCTTTGACAATCTTGCCATATTGGTTCATTGTCAATGTTCCCTTACCACGGATAGAAATCAATCTTTCTACCATTTTGTGTAGTAATACGTCTGATTTCAATTCTTCACGAGCAAATTCTAACACACGAATCAATAAAGGAATGTCAAAAACAATTGTATCTTTCCTGTCTACAGCTTCAGACATGTGGTCTCTTTTCCATTTTAGGAATTGACCCATCTTGGAATGTGCAACCTTCTGGTCTTTAGAAACGTGTTTCGGATTGATACCTCTAGAGGTCAAATATTGATCCAAAGCAGCATCTTCCGCAATATTTGCTTTTGCGGACCATGGATCCCAAGGATTGGTTCCAAAAGAAGGCTTTTCTGCACCCCCCCTTTTAACTATAGATTTTAATGTTTGTGCTTTGCTCATTATTGTGCCTTATTTGTTCATCATTTCTTTTTGAACTCTATTTAAAGATTTTTTAGCCAAGTACCTTGCGTGGTTCAATGGCTTCAAATCATGTGTATCATTAATACTAGAGACAAAAGGTCCGTCTTCCTGACTGGTTGGTCCTTTTGCCTCATTTACTTTTTTTCGTCTGTTTCCTGTTCTGGTTTATCTTTCTGTTTAGAACCACCATAACGTGAACCTTGTTTTACACCTGAACCGCCATTTGGTTGTGGTTCTGGTTTCTTTTTCCAGTCAAATGCATTTTCTCTGAATTGCTTCAAAGTTTTTTGGGTTGAAACTTCAACTTCTTCTTTTTTTGGTTCTGGTTTTTTACCAGTTACTGGTGCACCAGCTCTTTTCTGTAGTGCTTTAAGTTGGTCTTCATCTGAACCACCAGTCAAAGCTTTGAAAGCTTTCTTGGCAATATCTTTAAGACCTTCTTCAACGGTTTCAACTTCTTCTTTTTTAACTGCTTTCTTTTCACCACGAAGAATTTTAAAATCGTGTGCATCAATTTTATTGTTCTTATTTTTATCAATTTCGTGTTGATTACCTTTTAAAGCTTCTTGCTGTAAAATTTCTTTTACCGCATCAGCAAGTGCATCGTTCTTTTTTAAGTCTATCATGTTACTCTCCTTTAATGTTTTTTGCAGCTGCAGCCATAGTCTCACCTTTTGCTTGTGCGGCGCCACCATGACCGAAATGTTTTTCTTTTTGTGCTTGGTCACCATACTCTTTAGCTTTGTCCATCAAGTGTGCCTTTTGACGTTTGATTTCCTGAGCATCGTGGTGTTCAGTTTCTTTTGTGGATTCTTTTACGAATTCTGTGAATTTTTTCATTTCTTTTTCTTCTTTAGAGAATTCTTTAGAGAACTTGAACCAAACTTGTCTCTTGGATTTTCCATAGGTTCCTTATTTGTTGCACCACCCAAAACACCACTAACACCCATTTCGGTATCAGCTGGATTATTGTAAGACTCTCTATATGTTACATCGCCTAGACCAGACATAGGGTATACTGTTCCCTGTTGGCGTGTATCAAATTCTGGACCAACTGTTGTAATATTTCTCATACGTTGATTGACAGTTGGTGCATCAGTAAAACGATTACGCTTTACTTTTTCTTTGTCCTTGGAGAAGTTGTTTTCTTTGGGGATTGGGTTGACTTTGAGGCTGGGGCTTTCTTCGGTGTAGGTTCTGAAGGTGTATCCGCCACGTTTTTTGTTTCCGTCCCACTTGATGTTGTCGGCGTTACTGTCTCCTGCACGATTATCTGGGAGTTCACTTCCTGGACCTTCTGCTCTTGGACCGGTTCCGGTGTTGAGACTTGGACTTCCACTGGTGCCGCTGGTGCGCTTGGTTTTGTAACTTTCAAAAAATCTAGAATTTTTCTTAACATTTTCATTTTCCTTAAATAATGATGTGATACTAATTTTACCACGACTTTCCAACCAAGAGAACGCAATTTCATTGTAATTTTTGTCCTCGATGAACCTATTTATTTCTCCGTAAGTGTCAGTAATATCCTCTTGAATTTCTTCGAAAGTGGAACTATTATTGAAATTTATAAAATTGGAAAAATTCTGGCGATATGCTTCTTTTGAAGTTTGTGCAAGTTGCCACTTATCATATCTGATTGATTCGGAAATTGATTTGTTCAACTTCTCATTACGTTCTTTACTGGCTTCGTTGGTTGTATCAACAAACACCATAGCGGTTTCATAACCAAATTCTTCTAGTTCTTCTCTAATGGTAATCATTCTTGTGTGGTCGTCAGCAGGACCATTGATGATTAGTGGACCACGGTTGCGAATTGCTTCTCTACGGTAGTCATTTGTTTTTTCAGACAACTTTTGTTTGTCCATCAATAAGTCAAATGCTTGCACAGAATTTAACTCGACTGCTTTTGATTCTGCAATCGCTTCACGGATGATAATGTCTTTACCTGAACCAGGTCCGCCAGTCACAAAGATGGCTTTAAACAGACCACGGTTGAAATCTTCATTCAATCCCATGCCTTTACGAACATCACGAAACAATGCTCTAGCGTGATTATCTGGAACGTGTGATGGAACACCTTGGCGGAAAGAATTGAAATCTCCACTCTTTGCATGTTCACGCATTTTGGATGCTGACATACCTTCTGCACCTTCGGCATCTGGATCACGTTGACCAGCAGACTTCACTTCAATCTTTTTGAAGTTGAATAATTTACCTGGACCTTCACCATTATATTGATTTAACTTTTGTTCATATTCTGGAATACGGTCTGAACCAGCAACCATCACCAAGTGGTCATGTCCAGCCGCATGTAGTGCAGCTGCATGTTGTAAGAATGTTGGTTTCTCTTTACTTGAACCAGTTATGTTCGCACCTGGAAAGAATCTCTTTGCGTGTTTAATTTTACTTGCAAGTTCCAATGGATTCTTCTTTGCATCCATAGAATGTGACACAATAATGTGGTGTGGTGCTTTATAATCTTTGGCTAACTGTGTGACTCTATTGACCAGTTTTTCGTGACCAATAGTTGGTGGGTTCATTCGACCAAATGCCATAACCACAGGTGTGTGGGTCTGTGCATCTTCGTGTAATTTTTCTAAAAACTTTTTCATATGTTTCTTATTCCAGCAAAATTTCTACGTGAGAATTCCGCACGATTAACGAATTTATCAGATTCTTTGCCGTGATGGAAAACATATCCTTCAGGATTCGCAGATTCGCCGCCGTGTGTGTGTTGGAATTCTTGGTGTTGATTCATAACACCAATGAGTGTATCTTTAGCTGCCTGCAAGTGACCATGCATTTTGAAAAGATTGTTGTAGTGTTTCTTGTTTCGTTCAATCTTACCTAACTCATCTTTTAGGTCTGCTTGTTTGGCTTTCTTATTCTTCTCGACTTTGAGTTTGTCAATGTCTTTGTTCTTTTTGGTTTCTAACCAATTCTTAAAGTTCTTGTGATTTGCTTCTTCGCCTGTGCGAACAGTATGATTCATATATGTCTCTAAGGCGCCGCCGATGCCGTGGTGTGCGCTTGAACCAGCATACATATCATCACCATGTGTATCATGGACTGCTTGTGCATCTGCAATATGTTTACTGAATTTCTTTTGTTCTTCCGGACTAAAATGTACTTTTGATGTGTCCATTCTTGGATCGACAGAGAATACATCTGAATGTTTGTTGAAGTTTTCGTGGTCAACTTCATGTGATGCATTTAGACTGGCTGCATCTTTACCATGATATGATAGATGTGTTACAACACCAATCTTCGCCTTCTTAACTGAGCCTTCATGTGTTCCGTGAGCAGTATATGTTAGACCGGATGGATTAGGATGAAAGGATGTTCCACCACCCTTTTCACTTTTCTTATCTTCTTTGTCGGTACCGAACATCATGTCACCTTGATATACACCTTGTTTTGGTGCAATCTTAGGTAAATGTGTTAATGCATCTTTTAATTTTGCAGCAAGACCAGGTGCATGACCGTGGTTCATATCTACGTCTTTTGGTGTGTAATTAATCTTTGGTGTTTTGTTGAAAGCAGACTTGGATGCAACAAAGAATTTACCTGTCTTTGGATGATGGCCATAAACAAGTGCTGGTGAACCATCATATTTTGTCGTTAGTTCGGAGGTTTTATTGCCTGCCTTAATGTGTTCTGCTGCAGCTGATAATGACTTGATAGCATGTGCAGCACCTTTTTCACCAGTTTGTAGAGGTCGGTCTTCCACATGGGTCAGGTGTTTAATCTGACGGCTGGCGCCTTCTTCAGGATCCTCTTGCTCTGTTAAAAAAGTTTTGAATGATAACATTGTCTACCTATTGAATTACAACACACTTTGGTTGTCCGTAGGGTTATTTATAATGGATTATATCACAGATTCATAAATCTGTCAAATATTGGGTTCGATATATAGTACTCAAAATCAGTCGAATTTCCATTCACCTGTTGATGCCACTTGACCCTTGCAATGAACTCGGTCAAATTCTACTACTTTTTCTTTATCTATAATACTGTAATATGCGTGTTCCAAGTCTAAAGGACCTAATAAAGGAAAGACTTCCTGTAACACTAGCTGGTGTGTATCTACCAGAGAAGTACACATTGACCACAAACGAGTATCAAAAACATGAGTTGCTCCGTGAACAGGTTCACTCATCCATGTTGGTATGCGTTCTTTGAATACATATTTACCATTCAATCCATCATATTGACTAATATCGAAACCATCATCAAGTTGTAGGCGACCAGTTATTTTAAATACACGGTCAACACCTTCTAATAAATCCGAATTCTGTTTTAGATAGTCTAATACAACATGCATCATTGCACATTCACCTTGGCTTTTCATTCCGTTTTTGGTAAAGTGTAATAAAAAATCAACCTG